ATGCGCCGAGGGCATGGATCTGGTGGTGTACGAGGAGGTACGCAAGCACAAAGGGGTGGATGCCGCGCACATCTACGGCGGCTTCATGGCGCACCTGACGGCCTGGTGCGAACACCACCAGATCCCGTACCAAGGCGTGCCCGTGGGCACGATCAAGAAGCACGCCACCGGCAAGGGCAATGCCGGCAAGGCCGAGATGATCGCAGCGGCCAAGGCACGCGGCTTCAATCCGGTCGATGACAACCACGCCGATGCGCTGGCGCTGCTGGACTGGGCGCTGGCCCAAGGAGGTGTGGCATGAGAACCCACACCGCTTCCATCCCCTGCGCCCTGGGGCGCCTGGCCCCGGCATCACCGGCCAACAGCGACGAACTGCGCGCCATGCGCGCCGCGGCCTGGCACAAGCAAGGCATCGTCGTGGTGCCACTGGCCGAGATCTGCAACGAGTGGGATCGGGCGCTGCTGTCGGGCATTGCCAGCAAGCTCTACGGTGCGCGAACCGCCACGACGAAGCACAACAGACCCTGGCGCGAAGGCGAAGTGATCGAGCGGGGTGATGGTGAGACCTGGACGGTGCTTGCCACGAGCGCAAAGTCCGTCACGCTGCGGCGCAGCCGCGATGGCGCGCTGGCCACGCTGGCGCAACTCGGGCAGGCACAGCCATGACCAAAAAAACCCAACGCGCCCGGGCGGCGGCCGTCCAGCAGCCCCGCCTCGGCGATGCACGCATCCGGCCCGACGGCAGCGTGATTCGCTATGTGCGCGAAGAGGGCGATGACCAAAAGCCCGTCAACCACTACCGCAGCGTGGACACGCTGGCGCTGATGCTTGGCAACGGCAGCATCACCGGTGCCATGCACGATGCTGGGCAGCAGTTCTCGCAGGACTTTGCGCGCGCCTTTGCCAGCGGCGTGGCCAGCCCACGGCTCGATGGGGTGCCGGGCACCACAGCGCTGGGGCAGATGATGGTCGAGAGGAATGCCGGCGCTGCCCGGGCAGTGCGCGAGGCGCTGGAGGCGGTGGGCGGCCACGCCAGCCCGGCCGGGTCGGCGCTGTGGTTTGTGGCCGGGCTGCAACTCTCGATCAGGGAGTGGGCACTGCGCGATGGCTGGAACGGCCGACGTCTGGGTCGGGATGAGGCCAAAGGCTACTTGGTGGCGGCACTTGGGATGCTGGCGCGGTATTATGGGTATGAGCGAGGCTCATGTGTCGAGGGGAAATAGTTCCCGCGCCCCGCGCCCTGCGGATCGCCTGATCGGTTCGCTTTTGACTTGACAACGCGACTGAGGCATAATCTGTCGTAACACGGCCCACCCCTCTTCGTCGAAAGACGTACGGGTGGGTTTTCATTTTCTCGGGCACGGATCGTGTCGACGACCTATCAAAAACCCTTCCTCTCCTTCGAAGCGCAGTTGCAGCTGCTCAAGGCGCGCGGTCTTGGGGTCACCGATGAAGCGACTGCCGTAGATTACCTGCGCCGCATCGGTTACTACCGATTGAGCGCCTACTGGTATCCCTTCCGAGAGGCCTCGCTGAAGCAAGACCCGATCTCCAAAAAGCTCACCGTGGTGCGGGGTGACCGTTTTGTTGAAGGTGTGCTGTTCCAGGATGCTCTTGGTCTTTACGTGTTCGACAAGCGACTGCGTCTGTTGCTGCTCGATGCTATTGAGCGCATCGAAATAGCCGTCCGGGTGGACATTGCTCATCTGCTGGGCGAGCACGATGCTTTTGCGCATACCAACCCTGGGCTGCTGCACGGCAACTTCACGAAAAAGATCAACCCGAAAACCGGCAAAACGGACTACCAAGACTGGATCGAAAAGTACAACGGACTGGTTGCGCGCTCCAAGGAAGATTTCGTCAAGCACTACCGAAGCAAGTACGGCACGCCCTTGCCGATCTGGGTTGCTGTCGAGCTTTGGGACTTCGGCCTGTTGTCGACGTTCTACCAAGGCATGGCCATCGGCGACAAGGAGCAGATTGCCGCCAAGTATGGGCTGTCGAACTGGAAGACCATGGCCAGCTGGTTGCGAACGATCAACCACGTCCGCAACATCGCTGCTCACCACAGTCGGCTGTGGAACAAGAACCTTGTCGACCAACCCAAAATGCCGGACCCGGGAGAAATCCCGGCGTTTGATCGGGTGATGGGCAAACCCGATATGACGTCTCGTGTTTATGGGGTCTTGTGCATCCTGGCGCACTTGATGCAAACCATTTGCCCCAACTCCTCGTGGCGAGGTCGTTTGAAGCAGATGATCCAGGACTTTCCTGCCGTCCCGAAGGTAAGTGCAGCCGACATGGGGTGTCCGCCTGACTGGATAGACCATGCGTTTTGGTCTTGATGGGAACCGAAATATTTCGAGCCCCATTTTCAAAACCTACTTGAACGCTGGCCCTCCACAAGCTACAGTAATCCGGTACTGCTGATAACTGCGCCCACCGGAAACCCCGAGTGGGCGTTGTCGTTTCTGGGCCTGGCGTTCGCCTCTGGCGGCTTGGGGCGGGGCCACGCCAGCCCGGCCGGGTCGGCACTGTGGCTGCAACTGTCGGTGCGAGACTGGGCCTTGCGCAATGGCTGGAACGGCCGACGTCTGGGTCGGGATGAGGCCAAAGGCTACTTGGTGGCGGCACTTGGGATGCTGGCGCGGCACTATGGGTATGAGCGTTCAGGATCACGTCCGCACGGACGTGGCGCCCTGACGACCAAACGCTCGCCTTGAGTGCAGAGACCCTGAGGCATGGGGGCGGGTATCATCGACAGCACCATGGCCACCCCCAACAACGCCCACGACACCGGCTACAAACTGCTGTTCTCCCACCCGGAGATGGTGCGCGACCTGCTGACCGGCTACCTGGGCGGTGCCTGGTTGGAGCAGGCCGACTTCAACACCTTGGAGCGCGTCAACGCCAGCTACGTGAGCGACACCGAGCGCCAGCGCCACGACGACATGGTCTGGCGGCTGCGGGTGGGCCAGCAGTGGGTGTGGGTGTATTTGCTGCTGGAGTTCCAAAGCGAGCCCGACCCCTGGATGGCCTTGCGCATGATGGTCTATGTGGGGCTGCTGTCGCAACACCTGGTCAATGAAGGCGAGCTCCAAGACCGGCACTTGCCCACGGTGGTGCCCATGGTGCTGTACAACGGTGCAGCAGCCTGGAAATCCGCCACCGACGTGGCCGACTGCTACGGCCCCAGCCTGCCCGGGCTGGAACCCTACCGGCCACGGCTGCTCTACCATTTGATTGACGAAGCGCGGCTCAAACTTCACCCCTTGCCGGAAATGCGCAACCTGGCCGAGGCGCTGTTTCGGCTCGAACGCAGCCGCACACCGGCCGACATAGCGCAGGTGTTGGGCGCATTGGGCCAGTTTCTGCAAGGCGAGGCCATGCAGCCCCTGAGGCGCACGATCAGTGTGTGGGTGCGCATGCTCTTGCGCCGCAAGGCTCCACGCGCTAACATAGACGAGATCGACACCATCAACGACCTACTGGAAGGCAGTGCCATGTTGGAACAAACCATTGAACGCTGGTTCGACGAAGCCACCATGAAGGGGGTGAACCAGGGCTTGCAGCAGGGTTACGCCAAGGCGCTGGCCTTGCAGCTGCGCCTGCGTTTCGGTGCCGTGCCGGAGTGGGTGGATGCGCGCTTGTCCGAGGCCAGCGAAGCGCAACTCTTGGACTGGATGGGCCGCATTCTGACGGCGGCCTCCTTGTCGGAGTTGTTTGGTGAATCGGGTCAGGGCGATTTGCACTGAGGGCTCAAGGCGTCATTTCCGCACTGCTGCTGCACGGGAAACCGTGGTCTGACACCGTTTTCCCAATGGGTATGAGCGTCAAGTGCGGCTACGTCACCCACCTCCGGGGCAGGAATTTGCTCGGTCAGAATGATTGGCGGATAATCATGGGCGTCACCCCAACAAGAGGTGGCGTTCGATCTAGGGCAAATTGATGAAACCCGCAGCATTCAAAGCGACGCCGAAGTTGGGCGTGCAAGCCAGCCGAGCCTTGTTGGAGGCCGTCGGCAGCGTTACCCTGACCGAAAAACGTCGTCGCGAGTTGGCCTCACTGGCCGAGTCTGCGCGTCAAGCGTTTGCCCGGCCGTTGCCTACCAAGGCGAATGGCCATTGATCGAGATGGCCTCACCCTTCGACATATCCGCGATGTTGAAGACGAGGTTCTGAGCCAGTTCTCCTGCGGTCGCCCCCAACTCGACGAATTCCTGCGCGAAGATGCACGCGACTACGATGCGCACGGACTGACCAGCACGGTCATGGTGTTCGCCGAGGGCTACAGCACCCCGGTTGCCTACTTCAGCCTGACGGCAGACTCGGTGCATCTGAGCAGTGGCGAGCGCACCGACCTCGGATTGCCGTTCGATGTGCCGATCAGCTACTACCCGGCGGTCAAGATCACCAAGCTGGCCGTGATGTCCGAACTGCAGCGCAGCGGCATCGGTGAGGCGCTCGTCGAGCTGATCTGCGGCATCGTCTCCACTGCCCCGTTCGCGGTGCGGCTGCTGACGGTCGATGCGGTGAACCAGGAGGCGGTGCTGAACTTTTACGAGCGCACCGGCTTCATGGAAAGCCTTGCTGAGAAAAAGGAACGCCAGAGCCAGAAGGTGCGTGACACCATCCTGATGTTCAAGGATCTGTACCAGTAGCCGGTTCGAAAAAAATCGACCGCCCCCAAAAACCCACTTGAACGGCGGCCCTCCACAAGCTACAGTAATCCGGTACTGCTGATAACTGCGCCCACCGGAAACCCCGCGTGGGCGCTGTCGTTTCTGGGCCTGGAATTTACCTCTGCGCCCGCCGACGGAGACACCCCATGAAACTGCTCATCACCCGGCCAGTGGCCATCACCGGCGAAGGCGGCGTGCGTTCGTTCGCACCAGGCATCGCGGTCGAGGTCGATGCCGCCACCGCAGCGCAGATCCTGGAGCGCCAGGCAGGCATCCCGGCCGAGCCTGCTGCACCGGCCCCAGCACCGGCCCAGCCAGAGACCCCGGCCACCCCACGCCGCCGCCGCAGGCCCGCCAATGCTCGCACTTGATGTCAGCGCCGACGTAGCCCGGGTCAGCGACTTCCTCTCCAATCTGGCGCGCAGGCACGTGCCCCACGCCGCCGCCAAAGCCCTGACCCGCACCGCCTTCGACGCCCGCGATGCGGTGCGCGAAAGTCTGCCCGAGCGCTTCAGCCTGCGCCGGCCCTGGATCAGCAAAGGCATAGGCGTCACCCCGGCCCAGCCGCGCACCCTCATGGCGGCAGTCTGGTCGCGGGATCGCTTCATGGCGCTGCAAGAGAGCGGCGGCACCAAGGCCAACACCTCGGCCATACCAATCGGGCCGATGGCGCAGCTCGCCCAGACCCGCGTCATCCCCAGGAGCCACTGGCCGGGCCAGATGCTGGCAAAGGAAAACGCGTTCTACCGAGACGGCACCGTGTTCAAGCGCAAGAGCGAGCGGCGCATCGAGGGCCTGTTCCTGCTGCGCCGCCAGCAAGCCGTCGCGCCGCGCCTGGGCATGGCCGAGACAGTGCGCAGCGTGGTGCTGAGCGAGTTCCGGCGACAGATGGAGCGGGCGCTGCGGCAAGAGCTGGCCAATGGCTGATCGATGCCGTTGGAGCACTGAAAGTCGATAGCCTCAAAACGCGCCAGAATGTCCTATGAGCGGTTTGACGATTCAGGCATTGCCGAGCATCACCTAGGCATCAATCGCGTCTCTGGCGGGCATTTTGGGGCCTCCCTGGCGATTCTTAGCGCGGGGGCCGCGCGAGGCGCGGCGCTTGCCTAGCGTCAGCGATAAAAATAGGTTGCCAGTTTCCACCCAGGTTTCCACCCTTGAGAGGTGCCGCAGCGATCTAGCCGCCTGCCTGCTGGAGTCACCGTCTTGCCCGGAGGAATGCGATGGGACTATCCATCCGGGCCTATGCCCAACACCGTGGCGTCAGCCACACCGCTGTAGCCAAGGCCGTAAGTGCCGGACGCATCAGCAAAAAACCCGACGGAACCATCGATCCGGCCACGGCCGATGCGCAGTGGGATCGAAACACGCTGCCGTCGCAGAGCCTCAACACCACGGCCGGCAAAGCGGCGGCCAGGGTGGAAACCTCGCAGGTTTCCACTCCGGTTTCCACTCCGGTTTCCACTCCGGTTTCCACTCGCGACGCGCAAGCGCCGCCCGAAACCCGGTCTGCAGCCCCGGACTACCAGACCAGCCGCGCCATTCGCGAGGCCTACACCGCGCGCCTAGCCAAGCTCGATTACGAAGAGCGCACAGGCAAGCTGCTCAATGCCGACGAGGTCAAGGTCAAGCACTTCAACCTCGCGCGGATGCTGCGCGACCGCTTGCTGCAAATACCCCGCAAGGTCGCACCGGATGTGGTCGCCCTGGTGGTGGCCAGCCCGGATGTGCGTGGAGTCACCGACATCTTGGAAGCGGCCATACGCGAAACCCTAGAGGAACTCTCCCGATGACAGTCACACCCGCCATGTCCAGCCGCATCGAGCACTGGCCCACCGCCAAGCTCGTGCCCTACGCCCGCAATGCGCGCACCCACTCCGAGGCCCAGATCGCCCAGATCGCCGCCTCGATAGTCGAGTTCGGCTTCACCAACCCCATTTTGATCGGCAGCGACGGCGTGATCGTGGCCGGGCATGGCCGCTTGGCCGCTGCGCAAAAGCTCGGGCTGGAGTTGGTGCCGGTGGTCGTGCTCGACCACCTGACGCCAACGCAGCGCCGCGCCTACGTGCTTGCCGACAACCGGCTGGCGCTCGATGCGGGCTGGGACAATGAGATGCTGGCGCTGGAGCTGGCCGATCTGTCCGAAGCTGGGTTCGACCTT